CGCCGAGGTATTTAGACGGCCAATGTGCCGACGATGTGGAGGGGATAAATAGAATCAGTATAAACAATATAAAAAGCATTATGCGATATATGGGCAATATATTAATCATTTCGCTATAACCTTTAAGTCTGGATTTTTGCCGATTTCACCTATTAATTTATCATTCCCCACAACCATCTCGTTTCTAAAGCTATTTATTGCCGAGTGCACACCATCTACCCTGGCGGCCATTCTATCAGACATCAGCGCGTTAGAAACCAGGGCGCACATTTTCCCGGCCTCGATAAACTTACCGGAATTTGTTTCTTCAAACATCGGCATTGACCAAGAACACGACGAGCAAATAGCCCCAAGGGGGCACGTGACGTTTTCTTTGGTGCTTTCCTTAAAATGAAAATCCATCTTACTTAATCCTTCGTCGCCATGATAACATCCTGGAATAAGGGATCAAGTGTGATGTCGTGCGAGTGGCCGCTGCCGCCGCCCGCAGAACCTGTTGTTCCGCCTACATTGTGGATGCTTGTCCCGGACTGAGCCTCAACACCACCGCTGCCGGCCGCCATGACGCTGTATGAGTGCGTATGCGACGGAATTTCATCCGTGGTCAGCGTGTGAGATTCCGTCGCCTTGCTGGAACTAAAACAGGTGGAAAAGGTATCCGTGCCGCCGGTTGTGAATGTCGTTGTGGTGACAAGTCTAAGGGCGCTCTGGTCAAGACCCGCCGTTGTGACCTTTGTCCAGCCAGTCGGGGCGGTATCCTGAGCAAATAGCATTTTCGTCGTTGCCGGGAAGGCAAGCGCCGCAACGGCCTGCGCGGTTCTAAGCGGCGTCATTAGCTTAACGTTATTGGTTCCGGCTTCCGCCTGCGCCTGTGTCGCGCCGCCCAACGCGGCAACTAAGCCTATCTGGAACGCCGTGCCATCGTAGAAAACCTCATACAACTGCCCAGCAACAATATCATCGGCAGTCAAGGCCGCGCCGTTGCTTTCAATGGCTTTTGTTCCAAGACTGGACACGTTAATAGTCGCGGCGGTTGTGTTATTAGATGCCGCAATAAATCTGAAGGTCTGCCCGGCAGCATAAGCCGCGATGGCCGGGGCTGGGGTTAGGGTGAGGGCATCGGCGGTCCCACCGGCAGTTGAACACCAAGAATACGCGCTAGCCTGCACCTGGCCTAAGTGGACACTATCCGTTGACGCCGATCCTACGGTCAGGCTTGTGAACTTCTTGGACGCCATCGGAATATTCGCGGTCGGCGTGGTTTGGCCGTCTTTTGTTATGCAGTTTGATAATCCGGTAGCAATCCCATCAAACTCGGAATTTACGCTAGTTTCATCAATAACCGTTCCCGATACATAACTGCTTACGGGCCTGTTGAATGTGCCGGAACCATCAAATGCCATTGTTTCACTCCATCTGGGGATAAGCCCGCCTCACGGCGGGGTGTTGACGTGTGGGTAATCTATGTATAATTAAAGAATGCGTGACATTTGGCCCACCATGCTAGCCGTGATGCTGGCGAACCTAATGACTATTATTTTCCTTTGGGGCCTTTCTCGGGCATCAAAGATTTACGACGACAGAAACCTGGACTGGCAGACGGCTGTGGCGATTATGCTGCCGATGTTTTTCTTATCCGGCGGCCTTTATTTATATCTCTGATATGTGGGCGCTGTCACTGCGGCGTTTTTCCTTATTAGGTTCTCGGAAAACCTGCCCGCGCCAGTAGCGGCAGCGGGTATTTGGTTTTGCGCCTGGGTTAGTCGCTGAATCATCCGTAGCACGTCATCGCCTCTTGGTCCGGTTAATGCCTGCGCTACTTCTTGGTAGACCTGATCCTGAATAGCTATTTTATCCGCTTCTGTTCTGCCCATTATTTTCTGCGCAAGCCGTTTACCCGCATTGATAGGCTCCCCGCCGCGAAACGCGTTGATAACACCATCTTCTGTTTGAGCCTTAACGGCATCATCCATAGCCGTTCTTGCGAACGTTTTGGAGTTTTGCGAAACCGCCGACCTTAAATTAAGGGCGGTGACCGACCTTTCCAGTTCCGAGAATAATTGGTTCGCGGCGCGATTGTCGCCAAGTAGCATCTCGACTTTTTCGCGGTTTGCTCTACTGGATAAATCCTTAACTAGCTTTAATGCCTCTCTGGCGTCCATATTGTTATCGGTCATGGCGGCCTTAACATTGGCAAGGGTGTCGTCAATGTGTGTTCTTAGGCCTTGCAAAGCGGCGTCCCTCGCCTCCTGTGTCATGCCCCGAACGCCTTCTGCAACATCTTCGCGGGTCGTGTTGCTGCGTAAAATTCGACTCCCGAGCCTTAGCCCCTGGTCCCGCGCTATTTTATCACCGCCCAAACGAAGCGCCTCGGCATACTCGGGAACGGAATTAACAATAGCGTCCCGCAAGTCGCCGGATAGGCCGGAATACATACGCCCGGCGTCAGTAGGTCTACCAAGGTTATCGACAGACTCGGCCCCCATATTACCAAGGGCGCGTTTTATATAATCCAATTGCTCGACGTTTGGCATTTCAGAAAACCGAACCGTCCCGTCGTCTGCAATATCGACCATTATTTGGTTATTCTTGACGCCCCTTGCCGTCATTCTTTCATTGGCTGTGTCAACGGCCTCTCTCAATACACGATTCGGGACGCGGGATAAAACGCCTTCGATTTCCCGTCCGGCACCTGCCGCGTAATCTATCGGCTGCGAATAGGCCAAATCATACGCACTTTGTCTGCCCGCACTGGTGCTTTGCGCGATATTCCTGGCAGTTGTTTTAATCCCCATCGGGGTTCCTAGCGTGTCGTCTAATTGTTGCGTAAGATTTCTCCCCGCATTTGCGGCCCGGCCCTGGATAGCGTCCATTGCCTGCCTTGATCCCGGTCCACTTCTTTGCACCGCTGTATCCAGTAGGGATTGCGCATTCGGCCCAGCGTCGGCTAGCATCGCGTCGGGGCCAGCCTTCCGTATTCTTTGAGCGCCCGGCCCGGCAAGAGAATCGTCGGCTCCCATAGACCGCTGAATCGCATCATAAGCAGGGCGAGACATTCCAACGTCTTTAGCCGCGCGGTTTGCAAGAAGCCGCTGGACAAGGTTCCGCGCCCCTGCAAATGCAACTGGGGCGGCGGCCCCGATAGGGGCGGCAATCGCGCCTGTGGCGGCGGCGTTTTTCAGTCGGTTGCCCACACCACCCTCGCCGGCGTTGAATCCATAGGCAGCGCCCTGCGCGCCAGCCGTCCCGGCACCGGCAGCAACCCTGCCCGCCAACGAGACCGCCCTCGGGCCGGCCATGAACGGTAAAAGCATCGTTGGGATGGCCCCGGCGATTTCTGACGTTGTTGACAATACAGGGCTTTCCTTGCGGAATTGTTCTATTTTTTTCCTTTCCTCTCCAACCCTTGAATCGTATGCCTGGCCTATATCATCAGACGCGCCCGTTATTCGGTCATATATTGCGCGCGCAGCGGCTGTTATTTCATCAGACGACCCAAGGGAGAGCCCTTGCGCGCCACTTCTCAACATACCCTCGATCATGCCGATCTCAGGCGGCTGCTCTTGCTGCGTAATCTGTTCTTGCTGCGCCACATCATTTGGCGCTTTGCCGTAATCATCCCACGGCCCGCTTTGCGCGCCCTTCGCGTATGCCTCCCACGGGCCCGCCATTTTATATTTTACTCCAGCTTGCGGGGCTTGCGGGATCGCCGCCGTTGAATCTGTAGCCATCTTTTATATCGCCCGCTTTAATAGAGCCCGGCGAAGGCTGGTTTCCAGCCTGGCCGCCCGCCGCTGGCGCGCGCCGATCATTGCCGCGTCTGTCTCCGTAATCTGAAATATATGCCGCCCGCTTTTCGGCTAGAACTTGGGGATATAATTCCCTGATAGCCTTCAAATTAGTAACAAGCTGGTCTTTCTGCCCCGGATCGAGAGCGCCGTTAACGGCCTGCAATAATCTGTTTTCATTCTCACTCACACCGCCTAGCGCACCGCCTGTTGGAGAGGCATCGCGCATTTGCTGCAATTTATCAAACCCGACGTTTGCCTTAATTGTGTCGATTTCGTTTCGTAATGCGCGCGCGTCTGTATTCGGCAGTACGGACAGGAATGACCCGTACCCAGTCGAGTACGGAGACACGAGAGCCAAAGCGTTGTCAATGTGCTTAACAACCGTATTAGACTGCCTTTCAAGCCCCTGTAATGCAGAAAGGGCCTTCGGTTGAAGTGTCTCTTTTTTAACTTCTGCGGATACTTTCTTTTTTACCCTCTCCGATTCCTGGATGTAATCTAGGGGCGGCCTCGCGACTTCCGCCTTTGCCGATGCAATTTTAAGTTGCTGGCTTAACTGCTCCGGGGTTAGCGGAAGCTGCTTTCCGGCAAGCGTTGCCTTTGTTCTTGCATCAACAACCCCGATCTGTTGGGCGTATTGTTCAGGAGACATCGGCATCTGTTTAATCTCTTTTTGACGACGGAACGCGGCATCCTGGTCCTGTAACGTCTGCTTTCTGATCAAATCTTGGTTTTGCATCTGGAAGCCTAACCCGGCGGTTTCTGGCGTGGCCGATAAAAGCCTGGCCGCCATCCCTCGATCGGGAGCCACTCCGGGCGCTTGCGTCATCATTTCGCCCGTTCCGTCCGGTCGTTGGGAATCCCATTGAATCTGCCCGTCAGGAATGCCCGTGGCGGCTTGCATTGCGCCCTGAAGCGCCTGCGTCTGCGCGTCCAGTCTTGCCTGGGCTTGCCTTTTGTCTTCTCCCGCAAGGTATCCCTCTAGTGCTTGGTCAATAACACTCGCAAGTCCGCCCGCTGTAGTTCCGTTATTCGGATTGCGCCGCTGCTGTAGGAGTCTCAAAAATCGGCTATTAGAATTTGCTTCCATTATCGACCCCATCCAAACGGATTCATATATGAGAATCCTTTAGCGCCCGCACCTAAAAGGCTATATAGACCTTGATTCTGCTTTGTTGCCGCATCGCTCGCCGTTTGATACCCCTGGAACGTAGCCCCCAAAACATCCGGCGCGGCGATCTGCTGTTGCGGGGTGTTCACATAGGTCGGATTTTGAACCTGAGAGCCGGAGAGCATTGCGGCGAGCTCATTCAGGGGAATTGATCTTTGTTTTATGATCTCATCAATCGCCTGGTTTCTGGCTGCGGATTCGAGTCCGTACAGCCCGGCCATTTCACTCCCGGCTTGGGCCTGCGCCGCAAGCCTCGCGTCGTTCTTGCCTCTGTTGAATATGTCAAAAGCATTACCATAGGCGTCAGACCCGACCGCTATGCCTTGATTGGCTAGCTGCGTTTCCAACGCCGCCTGATCCCTGTCGAACTGCGGATTCAATCGATCATAGAGGCTCTGCGCCACATTCTGCCGCGTCTGTTCATTCGCTACCGGAGCCGCACCGATGCCGGAAAAGTCAATTCCCTGAGATAGCGCGCCCCTGACGTTATCAAGTTGTGCGTTGGCCGTTTCTCCGTACTTCTGCCCCGCCTGGCTTGTCAGATCGAACAATGTCTGTTGCGAGGGTGATAGTGTTTGCGTCGCCGTATATCGCGGCGTTCCATCGGACGCCTGCCCCGTTTGACTGTACGTCAGGCTGCCGTACGGCGTAACCTGGTCCACCATATTGATATTTGCCTGGGCAATAGCCGCCTCTTTATTCGCGGTTGCCTGATCTGCGGCGGACTTTGCGGGGTCAGGTGCTTCCGGCGTGTCAGATTTCATTACTTGTCTCCGTAAATCTTATTGTAGTCTTTAAGTAACATCCTTTGCATTACGCAATGCTCCCCAGGCCCGAATTGATGGGCCAGAACGGCTTCCCGCGTAAATCCAATGTGATTAAACGTCTTTAGCCCGTGCTCGTTCTTTATGTGCGTGGCAATCCAAATCTTGAACACGTTTAACTGATTAAATGGATAACCGAGCAAATCCGCTATATTCTTTTTCGTGGCCCACAAGGGATTGTCAGCAGCCATCGAAATCGAGATAGTGCGGTGCTTCCTTCTGAAGTCGTGATAAACAACGCCCGCCATCATCTTGCCGGAATCGGAAACAACGCCTATGGCCGTATGATCCCCGAAATCAATGTTAGACATAAAAACAAGTCTTTTCTTAACCCAATCCGAGACATGCTCGTCGATTCCGTAAATAAGATGGCTCAAATTTGCCCGCCGGGAACAAAAGTGAAATTTGTAGAAATCCAAGCGGGCGATGACGTTGATGTGTTGATTCGTATTCTCAGCGCCGCCGACCTGCCAATGCCTCGGATACCCCGCCACCCGGAGTATACCTGGCTCGATGATCCCCACAATCCATCGCTCCACAATCCATCGCTCCACAAAGCCCCATTTGATTGTGACGCGGAGGCAACGGCGGTTGGAAGTTTGATGTTAAAATCCACATTCAAGTCCAATGCTGAATTGGGCGATCCGGCACTTTGGAAAAGTGGTTCAACCAGTTTAAACGCCTTAACCGTAGACTTGGACCCGAAATAGCTAAACGCCTGCAATGCATCCGCCTCAATGTCCGAGCCGTTATCGGAACTCCCGGAATCAGCCTTATATACAACCCCGTCGGTCCCGCCAAAATATAGATTGTCGTTTAGCAACGCCCAACAAATTCCGTTCATCCCCTTAAATCTACAGGGTGAGTTTGTAATTGTATTGAAAACGTACTGGTGATAGACGGAACTTGATTGCGGCACGTTAAAAATGAGCATTGTGCCTTTTGGGTATAAAATAGGCTGCCAGCCGTAAACAGACCCGCTTGCCCGCACCGCGTCGTTCACTGCCTTGTTAATCTGCTCAGAAATAGCGACTCTGTTCGTTTGCGATCTATCCGCGCCGAGAATCGTTGAAAGAGCGACAAATCCGTCCTGCGTGATGATAATTAAATCAGCGCCCGCCTTAATCATACATCTGCGACCGATCGGCTTGCCGATTCTAAAAACACCGACTAGCGACCAGGTAGACGCAGATGACGGGTCGGTCCCCTGGTAGACAATCGCCTGCCCCTCGGATGTTAGGAATACGGCGACATCATCGGCCCCGGCCCCGGAATCCCTGGACCATGTACCCATCGCCATAATATACCCACCAAGATCGGCCAGCCCGGCTAGGGGGAATTGGGTAGCCGCTCCGGAAATAGAATTGACGGCAAGATACCAAGCCGTGAGGCTATCTATTTCCCCGAACCACAATCTCCGCTGGTGCAGATTACACCATACGAGATTGGCAATCGTCGGGCCTGTCATGGTAGCGTCGGCCCAGCTAGAGCCATTGTACGTCTTGGGCGTGTCGGCCCCGTTCACAATCAAAAGAAATTGACCGCCGGATGTTCCTATTTGAGTTTGCTGGTATCTATTGTTTGATTGCCCGGATACAACCGCAGAGCCAACGGCTCCCGACGACGTAACATCGTATATATTCCCGCCGTTCGCCGCAAATAAAGCACCGCTGCCACTAAGGGGGGTGTACTCAATCAAACTCTCGACCGCCCCCGACATACCCGTCGCGTGGGACTCATGGCCGTTTCTGATTGTCACCTTGTCCGTTGACGGGAACCAGTTGTCCAATATAACGGCGTTTTCTTCCGGCATGTCGGCAAGTGCGTTTCTTGCGTCCCATCCACCAACAGGGGGCGGGAGTGTTTTTGATACTGCCGGCAATCTATTTTACCGAGTTAACTTTTGATTTTAAGGAAAGGTAAGCGTCTTTCACGTTGGGGGAAAAGTCTGTTGCCTGAATTGTCCCCTGGGCTAAGAGCTTTGAAACTAATTCAACAAGAACCCACATGGCCTGTCTTCCCGAAACATCCCGAATAGACGACTCTGTTTGTGTTTTTTCTATTGCTTGGCTTTCCTCGGCGGTGTGCTCCCGCATTGTCCTCACAACCTCAAACTGCCCAAGGCCGGAATTGTATTGAACCGGGCTTGTGGCTGCGACATGCGGGCCGATTCCCTCTGTTCTGCGTACAATCTCTCGAACAAAATATACATTGCCGTTTTCGTCATGAAGTTGGTCGTCTGGGTTTAAGTTTGAAGACCACCCACCATCCGGCCTATGCACTCGCTTTATGTCCCGGAGCTCCGTTTTCCCGGACCCATCGGGAACGATATTGTGGTCAGCATCTTCGATGCAATACATAAGTTTACTCCGTGAATTAAGCGTGATTAAACGAAACCAAAACAAACGCCCGCCAAGTGGGCGATGCGTCGGCGGGGTCTTGCGTTATCGATAGCGCAGACTGCGCGCTTGCAAACTCATCCGATGCGCCGCTATGCCAGCAAAGCCCGGTCTCCACAAGCGCATCAAAATCCTCTGTCAGGTTTGTCCATGTGTAGGACGTTCCATCGCGCGACGCGCCGAAACCTATAGCCACCCCATTAGCCGGGATATTCAATGTGTCCGTCATTGGATTAGCTGTTGACGATCCGGTATCATATGCCGACGCCCCCGCACCATAGACTGCCCAGACGCCGACACTACACCAACTTGAATTTCCTGATGACGCTGAAACAACCACGTCCCCGGTCGTCCCCGTTGGAACACTGGCTTGCCATAATTCAACAACTAAATCGACGCCGCCGGAATTTGATGTAACGGTAACAAGCCTTGTGGCGGAAATTCCCGCAACGGTAACGCTATCAAGCGAATATGTAGCATTGCCGAAAACCTGCGCGCCGACGACGATTTTTCTGTCGGACGCTGCCGTTCCGAGCGCCTGGCCAGAAAACGTGTAATTGGCGGGATTTCTGTCTGTCGCGTCAACGGCGCTTGCAGTATAACTAACCGTCGCTGGGGTAACGACGCTATTACTTGCCGCCATCAGCGCCGCGATAATATCCATTAAGAGAACGCCGCCCCGATAAGCGACCCGTTCCAGATGGTCCCGCCGTCAACGGTCCAAAAAACAAGCCAATCAACGCCGCTCGCGGTAAGCGTCGGCGCAGATCCTCCGGCCCAATCGACGCTCGCGGGCCAGTTTACCGTTTGCGAGCCTCCGTTCGTTAAGCCGAGAACAAAGCCGCATAATTCATCACCGGCTGTCGGGTTGGAAAACGTGAATGTCGTTGTCGATGTGTCAACCGTTCCCGTAACGCAATTACCAAGCGTTAAGTCAATGTCCTGAGACCCGCCGCCAATTGAGCCGATGGCGTTCGTAACAACCCCATAGTCAAGAAAATTGACCCTTTGAACGGTCTGGTCTGCGCCGCTTACTGTGCCGGATAGAGTCACGGCCCCCAGGGTTTTGTTCGTTAGCGTGTCGGTTGTGGCCTTGCCGACAACGGTGTCGGATGATGTGAATAAAGTTACTGTCCCGGTATTGGAAATGGTCGAAATCACCGGGGCCGTTAGGGTTTTATTCGTTAGCGTTTCCGACCCGGCAAGCGTGGCAAACGAACCGTCTGACAATGCCGTATTGAATTGCGCGGTTGTCCCCGTGAGGGTGTTGCCGGATAAGTTAATCGTTTTATTTGTCAGCGTGTCCGTGCTGGACGCGGTAATTCCACTCGATAGTGACGCAATCGCCTGCGCGATTCTTTCCGCCGTCACCATCTTAACGGTGGTTGACGTGCCGGCTTCTGCTTCTGCCTGAGTCATTGTTGACGCTGTATAATTCAACTCAGCCGCCGTTGCGGTAACGGCAACACCTCCAACCTGAAGCCCGGAGTCTATATTAACCGCAGTTGTGGATAGCTGAAGCGGAGTTTCCGTTCCCTCGCCGTCCATTACCGTTCTGAGCGTCGTATCGATCCCTGAGTTCGAGTTTGGAACTTGGACAAGGTCCTTGTATGTATTGTTTATTTTTTTACCTTGGAGCGTGTCAGATGTCGCCATTAGTCATCCCATAATCCACTTTGATCGTTCCAGAAAGAGCCCACGGAATCGCCGGAAACACCACCGGACTCTGACCCAGGCTCCCCAGTAAAGTGACGGCCGCCGCCAAATATATCGCCGGACATCATAACGCCGGAGTCGGGCTGGTCATTGTCAAGGAGTGTCTCAAAATGTTCTTTGAAGTCCTGCTCTGCTTTTTGGTAAGGCAGGCCCTCGCCCATCAAGTACGCATAGACAACGCCCTGCGTGATTAGTTCCTCATCTATCCTGGCGACATCCGTGTCGAGCGTGAACCGCGCCTTTGCGGTCCCGCCGGAGGTTTCCGCCCAATAACTTGTGATGTATTCAAACGCAACGTTCTGGCCGCCCGAGAAAATCGGATAAACGGAAACAATGCCACCCCTATATATGAACTTGCGGCCGAGGGAATTTCTAATCCCCTTCATGGAGTTCCATTCGGTAGACGAAATCGGCCCCGAAATCAGGAATTGATTGGTTCTATCCCAAAACGTTTCAGGAACAAACCTGTCAAAATCAGCGGGGATGATCCCCGTTTGCGCCTCTTGGTTCAATGCCGTAAATGTTTTTTCTACCCTTAACGCCTGCCAGTCCACCTTCTTCATAAGGCGGTTGCCGATTTTGTTTGTGTAGCGCAACAGCTTTTGCGCCTCCGTATCGGTGTTCCCTATGATCGAGGATGGCCGACTAATACCAATTTCGTCGGCTGCGTCCTGGCATATCGATAAAAGCGTCATCTAGCCGTCTTTTTTCAGCGTAAGGGTTTTTCTGGCATCCTTAACCAGTTCGGCCTTTTGGGGGTTAACCGCGTCAAGCGCCTCTTTCTTGGTCTTAAACCAGCCGTCCTGATCCCCGCCCCAGTTTTTAAGAATCTTGCCGTTTACAACTTGATAGCGGCGTTCTTGGTAATTCATGCGACCTCCTTGATTAAACTAGCCTTGATGGTCTCGCTGGTTTCCACTACTTCCCAATCGTCTATATTTTCGATCATAGCCGTCAAAAGGCCGCCCGACCGATCCTTGAAAACATCGGGAAAACTTAGAATAAACTGCGCCAAATTCTCGCTTTGGAGCATTAATTCAACGCACGACGGGTAATCTACGCCGCCCGCCCGTATCGTTAACTTGTGCCTCGGGTCTACCTCATCCTTGTAGTAATGGGACTGACCGTGAAAAGACCCCTCAAGGCCGAAAAAATGCACCTCCTGGTAGCCTTTTTTCAAGGCTAGAAGCGGTGCCCTAGTTGCGGTAGTCGGGCCGCCGTTTATTGTATTTTCCGCCCAGGGAGCGCAGTTAAAAACCTGTACATCCTTATCTTTCAGATAATCGAACAAAAGGGGGTTGCAGTTCGAGGCCAGTAATGCCCTCTCCACCCCGTAAAATATCTTCTCAAACAAGCCCGTAACGTCATAATTGAACGGGTCAACGGAAATCATGGAAAACGGGATATTTTCCTCCGTTAATATCTTTGCCGTCCCGTTAACGGCCCATATATCGCCGTCAAAATCTCTCAACGAATCAAAATCTATATTTGGGCTGCTCCCCACCACCGCCAATTTCTTGGAAGTGGCGGGAAGCCCCAAAGCATCCGGCAAACCCAAAGATTCTGAGTATGCCATATTCTCTCTTGCCTTATCGTCATTCGCCGCCGGCTGGACCGGAACGTTAATCCGATAAGGTTTGGTCAATTACGATGTGCCGCCGTGAATACCGAGAGCGGTCAACGTAGCCCGAATTTCTTCAAGCTGGTCGATCACATTCTGCATCATTGCGGAAGTCGTAAAGCCGAAGCCGTTGCTCGCCGTAAAGGTCAGCGTCAATTCATACATGATTGAATTGGTGCGCTGCGCCACCGGGGTCTCGTTGTACAAACTAACGAGATCGGTGGAACTTTGGCCGAGCGAAGTGCCGTCGGTGTTGCCGTCAGAAAGCTGTTTAACAGCCATAGCTACTCTCCTTCTTAGTTGAAGCCATACCGCACGGCGAGGTCCGGACGGATCGTCTTATACCCGTACAGAACATCGATGCGGCAAGGCAGCAAGTCGTTGTTAATGTCATACTGACGGACGATTCGCATGGAAATCCCATCCATGACTTCACGAGCCGAAAAATCAACGCCTTTCGGCATCACCAAGTCGGCGGTCGCAAAAGCAAACGCATCCTTGTGGAAGCCGAGGCTGATTTTATAGTCCGCCGCATTGCCGATGGCCGTGGAACGGTCACTCTCAACTTTGTTGAGTTTGGCGGTGTTGGCGGGCATCGCGTCCACGTTCTGTTTCGCGCCCGTGGAATAGAGAGCGGGCGAGAAGTTAATCGTGGTAGCAGATGTGCTCGTGTCGGCAGTAACAACGAAAGGCTGAAGAATGCCCGTCGATGCCTTGGTTTCGGGGTGGACGCGGTAGACACTATCAAAATAGAAAATGTCGCCCTTTTTCCACGTACCCGCGCCGGTGTTAACCGTGATCGACGTTGAACCCTCGGCAATCGTGCCGGCATCGTTGACCAAATAGTCGCCGGTGCCGTCATCGGTTCCCGTGGTGTGGATCGGCCAAAGGGTGTTCTCGTAAACATCCTTGTACCCAACAAAGTTGTTGGCAACCATCCCGTCTTTGTAGTTTTTCGAGATGTTGGCTTGCGGGTTGTAGAGGGTCGTCAGCGCCGAAACCAGGTCAACGTTGTCCTGAGTGTTCATATTCAGGCAACGCCCCGAGGGGGCCAGGGAGTCGGTCAAAACCTTCTGACCATTCAGAACGTCCGCGAGCGTGATGGACGCGCCAACATCGCTCACTTCCTGATAAACATCCTTGTACATGCTCATCGCATCGCTCTCAATGTTGGCGGCGAGGACGGACATCGCAGGTTCAAGTACGCGATCCGAAAAGTCGTCAAGGTCCAAGGTCAATTCAGTGGACGAGAACGAAAGATCGACGCCCTTCTGAGTTGCGACTTGCAGCGTGGTCGAGGTTTCCGCCGTGTCCTGGACGTCAATAATACGACCCGTGCGGACCGTGTATTGATTAGGCAGGCGGATCTTCAGTGAATCACCGATCTTTGCGCCGGATTTTGCGTAGCTGTCATCGTACTGGCGGTTAACGTTGCCGACAAAGTTTAGTTTTTGGTGGAGGATTCGCAGGGATTCCCGCGTCACCGCCGTCGCAGTGAGAATGCTGTTACTCACAGGTTTTGCTCCTTCATAGGGATACCGGCGTTTCTCAACGCTGGATAGAAAAAGGGATTATATTTTTCCCCTCTTTCTGAGTTGCTCATTGCGCTTTTTGGCCCAATCATCCGCCGAGAATTTTTCGGCGTCCCTCACAAGATCGAGGGGAGAGGACGTTTTCCCCTTAGCCTTCATAGGCGTAACGGGTTTTGGCGCGGGTTTAGTGGGGGTCTTAGCCCCAGCCTGCGCGCGGTCATAAAGCATCGCCTTGTGTGCCCATTCAGTGACAATCGGGTTTAGCGGCCACTTCTTAGCCTCCGACTCTTTAACGCCGGATTTAACCGCGTACTCGACAATCTCGGATTCCTTGAATCCCTTAATGCGCCGCTCCACTAATTGCTTTCCCTCATCAATTCGCCGGGAGTACTCAGCCTCCTGCGCCTTGGTAAGTTCACTCTCTTGAGTGGAAACCTTGTTCACGATGTCGTTAAACTCGGCCTGCTTGATTGACTTCAAATCACTAATTTGACGTGCCCTATCCGGGTCGGACTGCCACATCTCACTAAGATTAACGCTATCAAGCTGCTCAAGTTCCGCTTTTATGCGTAGGCCTTGAGAATATGTATCCAGTGTCTCGCCGTGCATCTTCTCAAACTTGCTGACGGCCTGCTCTCGGGCTTCAACAGATTTCAAAGTTTCGCTAGCGGTCTGGGACTTCTTCGTATAGTCGGCCCAAAGCCCCTTGGTAAACTTATCGACTTCTGCGGCAACTTCCTCGGGGATGCTGTCTTTTGCAACCCTTAATTTGTTGCCGCCAAAATCGAACTCAATTTCCTCGGGTATTTCCTCATCAGATTCGTCCGATTCCTCAGATTCGCCTGATTCATCGGTTTCGTCTTCAGTGGTTTCCTTGGGCCCTTCTTCCGCCTCATCATCGCCAGGCAAATCTTCTTCCGTTTGGCTGGGCGCTTCAGCGGCTACTTTTTCGTCAACTCCGTCATCGACGGCGGTTGTATCTTCCATTTTTACTTCCTTCTAAGGGATGGGACACTTCACAGTGTTCCGGCCCGGTCACGCCATGTTGGGATCAACCGGCGGTGCGGGCTGTTGCCCCGGCTGCGCTTGAATGGGCGCTCCGGGAATCTGTACCGGCATAGCCGGCTGAATGCCTTCACTTGCTTGAATCTGCGGCGGTAAGAGCATCTGCAATCGCTTGGCGACCTTATCGGCTCCAACAAAGTCAAGATGTTCCATTAAAACATCGCCAATATACAAAGCCGAATCGGGAATGTTCCGCATAATCTCGATTAGTGCCTCGCGGGTTTCCTCTCTCTGCGTCGCGTAAGACGGGCCGGAGGATACCGTTACGTCGTACTTGCCAACGGCTAAGTTGTACAAGCGCGGCTCGCCGCCTATGCCGTCCTCTTTAGAACCGCCATCCTGCATGGTTAGGCTGACAACCTTTTCCCTCATATCATCACCAAGGATTCGGACAGACTCGCGCGGGGAATAAACAGCCGGGATGATCTCGACTAGAACCTCACCCGCGTATTTGATGGCCCGAGAAAGATTGTCAATGAAATGGAAATTGCTTATGTCGCCCTGGCGCTCGCGGGTCAGAATAGCCTTCCCTGACACCTCGTTAGACCGCGCGCCAATGGATGACGGGTAAATCCCGGTAATGTCTTGCATATCCTGGTTTGCGTTTGCGGCTTCCTGCAAAGCGCCAGCCGGGGCCGATGCAAAGGGTTGGCGCTGCGGCATGTTAGTCCCTTTGGTGTATTCCAGGTAAGGGTGCGACCGCGTGTTTGCGGATTGCCATTTCCCCTCTTTCCCCTTGGGTATTCCGCCTTCCTCGATTAACCAGGGCGCTTTGGGTGCCAAAGCCACCAACTCAGTCGTGGCCGACCGCCAAAAGTTATACATTCTTTGTGGGTCTTTGGCGTCGCGGATCATGGAGCGGAAATACCGGCGGCCATCCGAGAAAACTTCTTCACCCCACACAGGGCAGATCGGGATCATAGAGCCGGGCCATTTTTCCTCATCCAGAATCTCAACGCCTGAAATAATACGGCGGCTTACCTCGTAATAATCGGCGTCACGTTCTTTTCGTACTTCAAGGCCCATTCTCTGAAGGTACTCGGAAATTAATTCTTCATCCTTGTACCCGCCCACATCCTGACCAAGGCCCTCAATGAACTTTTTGGTCATGGAAACAATCTGTTCCGCGCGCATCGCGGTCCCATCGGAAAGCAAAAATAGCTTTCTGGTCTTTAATTCGCGCGCCCAGTATTCAGCGACCCGAATATGGTCTTGCTCCATCCAGTAGTCAGCAACGTCATTACCTGTAAATGCGGATTTTGCCTTACCGGGGTAAGACTTTTCGAACTCATCCTCGGTCAGCATTTCAGAGATAAACGCATAATCCCAATCGGAAGCATCAAACTGCGTGGAGCTTACATCCCAATGGACCATAAGCGGGTTAGGCACTCGCTCAATCTTTGCCTCTAGGTTAAATGAATCCTCATGGGCGTAGTCGATCCCAATTCTAAAAAACCCGAAACCGTTCGTGACGGCATGATCGATTGCGGTGTCGTAGGCAACCTCAGCCTGACTGCCGCGTTCTATTGACCGTATCAGGCCGCCAATAACTTCAGCGGTTTCAACGTCTGCCCCGCTATCTACCGGGGAAACCTTAACGCCGGGCTTGTTTTGCCGCGCCTCGTTCACAACTTGGCGGATATAAGCCGGCAGCCGGTTAATCGTCAGACAAGGCCGCCCTTCATCGCGTCGCAGCTTCTCGATGTTATCCGGCCATTGCTCACCAAGCCGCGCAAATCGAATATCGTCTTCCGCCGCCTGCCTGTTGTAGTCCGAGCCGTCTTGAGACTCGGCAAACTGCTCTAGGGCCTCTTTAATTACCGATTCAGGCATCGTGAACCATCGGCAGTGGCGCGTAAGGTCTTTGTACCTGCATTCTTCCGGTGCGTTTGAATTGGCTTAAATCCTTCATGATGTCCTCGACCCCTCGGGCCGCAAGAATGTCGCCAAGGTTGTTGGCTGCCTCGGTAAATCCCAAATCTTCATAGAGTTTCTTAATCATGCCATCCAGCCGCCTTCTATCATCGGTTCTGGGGCGGCCTCATTCGATTTCGCCCGGTTAATTTGCGGAAATAATTCAGTAAAACCCCAGACAAGGGCGTCAACTCGATCGGGAGAACCCTCGCCCTCATATCCTGAAGCTGTCATTTGACACATTTGGTCCTCTAGTTTGCCAAATGTCCCGACATGGCTGATTCTTCCGAGCGAATACAACGAGCTGATCGGTTCGGCCCGGATATGCTTGCCCCTCGACGCCCTAACCTCAATAATTGGTAGACCAGGGCGGATTGACTGGAGTGTATGTTTAACCATATCCCCGCCTTGATTGATTTCAATGACAACCGCATCAGCCTCTAAGCGGTCATACAAAGCAACAGCCCGTTCCGCCCACTTTCTAGGCCCGCCCTTTAGGGAAGCATCGTCCAACACATAACCACGATTGTCATCACCTAAAGCGCAGGCAACAATTCCATGTTCGTTCGAGTTTTCTTCGCTCGAAATCGCCGGGTCGACAGAAACAACAATCCGCGTTAGGTCCGGGGCTTCGCTCCGCCTTGTGTCGTTTATTGTCTGCCGATCCCAAATTGCCCCAACGGCCATCGGCTCATATTCGCCAAGCCAGACGTGGGCATACCGATCGGGATTATGCTTCTTATCGTGCTGCCTTTCCGCCTCTAATTCAGCGGGGAATAGCAAATTGTCGCTATAATTAACCTTTCGGATTATGGCATCTTCCGGCGGGTTATCCCCTCGAAAGAATCTATCAACAGCATCCGACGCCAACCGGGGATTCCACGAAAACCACAATTCAGATCCCGGCGCCCGGATCGTGGGGCGAAGCATTTCCAGCGATCTAACGGAGAGTGTTTGACCCTCCTCGACCCAGGCAACGTTGAACCCTTCGAGTGACTTGATCGACTCGGCGGTGTGGTCCTGCATACCCTGAAAGATAATAGCGCCATCGCCGGGCGTCACGATCCTGTCAGCCTGTATATTGAACTGCCGGCTAAACCCGAGCGCCGATATTTTATCCTCTAAAAGCCTCTTAGCCGATTCCTTAAGAGACTTCTGGACCTCGCGAATACAAACAGCCCGGAATCCTTTGTTAATCGCGGCGTTCCCTATCAGGGCCTCGGCAAAGAAATGAGACTTGGCAGAACCGCGCCCGCCATACAGGGCTTTGTACCGCGACGGCTTTAGAAGATCATCGAATACGGGGCTGGCGGCCCCTATTCTGGCTTCTGGCATCCCCACATAACAATAGGGCCGCCGTCTTTGCCGGTGTGTTCAAGCCTGTCGACTTCTTTCCAGCCGGCCTTTGTCTTTAGCCAGAATATAGCCGCCGTTACGGATGCCTGCCCATCCCCAACTGCCTTTTTGTATAGGCTCTCAGCAACCCTTGAATTAGCCCGCGCCGCCGCTGTTTTAATCTCGCGGTCAAAGTGCTTGCTCAATGTCTTGCGGTCTATTTCAAGAACGTCTGATATCTCTTCTAGGGGGACGCCGTAAGCCACCATCGCCTCAACCATCTTGCGGTTGTCGTCAGTCGGCTGATACTGCGGTCTACCCCCTTTGTTTTTGGTCAAAGGTTTCTCCGTCTGATTCAAGTTTGGCACTCTCGCCCGTAAAATCTTGCCAGCGTTTAATGATTACATCGCAATATGGTGGGTGTAGTTCTAAGCCGTGACAGCTTCGCCCGGTCATTTCCGCTGCGATTAACGTAGTGCCCGATCCTAAGAACGGGTCATATACCGCTTGGCCTGGGCTTGAGTTGTTCTCTATTGGTCTTTTCATGCACTCGACGGGCTTTTGAGTGCTGTGGCCCGTCTCGGACTTCATGGGCTTATCAATATTCCATACAGTCGTTTGCTTCCTGCCCCCGCAATACTGACCGGGCTTATTCTTTCTCACGGCATACCAGCACGGCTCATGCTTAGGGTGATAGTCACCCCGGCCTATAACCATATTATTCTTGGCCCATATAATCTGCGCCCGAATATTAAGGCCGTTATCTATTAAGCTCTCGGCAACGATATGGGCCATATTACCGCCGTGCCAAACATACGCCACATCGCCTGGAAATAGCGCCCAAGCTTCAGACCAGTCCGCGCGGCCATCGTTTATAACCTTGCCCACGGCGCGCGCGCCGTAGGGCTTTCCGTTAGCGCGATCAGCTTCGTTCCGCCAGTTTGCGTCATACTCAACCCCATAAGGCGGGTCCGTAACCATTAGATGCGGCTCGACACCGTTCAGGCACTTGGCCACATCGTCGGCGCTCGTTGAATCCCCGCAAACCAGCCTATGCTTCCCCAATAGCCACACATCGCCTAATTTCGTCACCGGGTCTTCAGGGGTTTCCGGAACTGAATCAGGGTCGGTTAAGCCCTCGTTCTTATCAAGTAATCCAGCTAATTCACTCTCACCAAAGCCTATCAGGCTCAGGTCGAAGTCCATCTCAGCTAGGGCGCCTAATTCAAGGCTTAGTAAATCAGTATCCCAGCCCGCATTCTCGGCTAACTTATTATCGCCAGAATATACGCTTTACGCTGGGCCTCCGATAAATGGGCCAACTCAATACAGGGGATTTGATCTAAGCCTAACTTTCTTGCAGCCAATACCCTGCCGTGGCCGGCAATGATTCCATTTTCCCCGTCTACTAATACAGGATTGGTCCAGCCAAATTCCTTAATAGAAGCGGCTATCTGCGCAACCTGTTCGTCGCTATGTGTTCTTGAGTTGTTCACATACGGGATTAACTTGTCGATTTGCCTTTGCTCTATTTTCATAAAAGCCTTTTATAGGGGGGAAATACTATTCATATGCAGATGTGCACCTAGTCCCTCGCGCCTTCTTCCGTGAA